TGAGCCTGCTGCGAATGTAATAGTGTTCGTCAGAACTGTTGTAGCTGCCGAGGTGTTATCCCAGAGCTTCAAAGTTCCTGATGAGTGTGAGTTTACAACAAACCCTGATACTACACCTGCACCTGTTTTGATAAGTGCTGATGCTGATAGGTTTGTGTAAGTCATTGGTTCACGTGTGTTCATCACGTTGTTTGTTAGGTCTTCCCCAGCGATTAAAGTCTTGCTAGAAACACCGTTAGTGGCAATATCATATAGCCAGTAAATAGCACTGCGGACAATCATGATAGTTCTCCAAGGGCCGATTCGGCCCTTTTTAGTTTGTTATTCATCATCAAACTCCGTAATCTGGTTGTGCGTTAGTTGGGTTGATGGCAAACTTATAGTTCAACACGTATACGCGGAACCGCTTAGTGCCGTTAAGCGCGGTTGTGGTCGTAACGGTGTTACTTTCAACAGCACTAGAGCTAAATGCAGACGCACCAGCATCTTCGATAGTTTCAGTGCCAGCGTCATCAACAAGCACTTTAATTGGCATAGATGCAAGGTTACGCATACCAATGCCGAGCTTTGAACCGACACCAATTGAATACGTTGCACCAGCACCATCTTGTACAGGAATGCTATAGCCAGTAACTGTAGCGAATGCCTTGTTACCAGTAAGGAGGCCAGCAGTGTCAACTGTAGGGGTGAAATCCTCAGTGATGACCTTGCCTTCAACATTCGTACCAGTAATCGTGATAGCAGAAGCTGTGATGCTGCCAGCTGTACCGCCAGCCGTAACTGTAAGGTTACGTGGGCTATCAAGTGTGACACTGAGTGAACCAGATACAACAACTGAGTTGCTCCCCGTAATTGCAGCACTCACCGTAGTGGCAGCAGCAGCAGCAGGAGAACCTAAATCAGTAGCGACAAAAGACACAGAAAGTATATTCCTATGTCCATAAACACCGCTATCACCATATGTGTGACGGCTGTACCGTCTTGTTTTATTGAGAGCCATTATATATACTCTATCCCTTTCAAATTAAATTAGAGGGGGCGTTTCAGCCCCCATCAGTGAATCAACTAAGAGTTGTCACCTTTGCTTCCGTAAACACCGCGCCAGTCTGAGAACCCAGCACTCCATCGAGCAACTACAGACCACTTAGCAGTCTTAGTGTCGAAATCGTACTCAGGGCCTTCAATGCCACGATCGTCACGGTTGAACCAGTGGAGTTCAGCCTGAGAGCTGTCAACGAGGAACCAGGCAGTGTCAGAACCACCAGCGGCAGAGCCGAGGAAGTCCCAAACAACCAACTTCAATCGCCCCTTGTATGGGTTGATATCGTTGTTGCCAGTACCAGTACGTTGCTGGCTTTCGAGTAGGATGCGAGCTTCCTTCTCAAGAGCTGGTGGAACGATAAGGGTATCTGGTTGAACCATTTGTAGTTCGCCCTTGTTATCCTTAGTCGCACGCATAGCAACGAGGCCAGCTTCAATAGCGTCTTCATCAAGGTCAGCAGTCGTGTAGTTAGACTGCGTGCCACCTGATTTTAGTGGGTGGTCAGTTGCAAACAATGCCTTACCATCACCACCGTTAAATGCAGCTAGACCGCCACCACCATAGGTGAAGCCGTAATTCAGAACGTCAGCACCAAACTGTTCGCGAGTACGCATCTTAGCCAAGGCCAAGCGCTTAGGTGCTTTCTTCATTACGTTGTATTGGTCGTCTTCGTACATTTCGTAAGTGATTGCCTCACCCTTCGCAAAGGTCAAGTGAGTGTAAACCACTGGGTAGCCGCTGGTAGCCGCTTCGTAAACGATAGCGTCACCCTCTGGCTTCTGCACCAGCTTACCAAGACCAGATACTGAAGTATCTTTCTCATACGCCTTATCGCTCGTCTGCACGTTGAAGACAGTGCTCACCTGAGATGGGAACTGCTTTTCAGTGTCATTGAAGATAGTGCGGAAGGAGGGGTCAAGAAGTGATGGCCATTTTGGTCGATTATTCATGGATGTATCCTTCTACGCCTACGCGTTTACCTTATATTTATGTTCGTTGATGATATAGATACCCTTAGTGCTGTCACCGTTGTACCCAAAGCTAATACACTGAAGTTGTCCAGTAGTACCAGCAGTTGAAGTATCAACAAGTTGCGCACCAGTTGCACCTGTTACATCGAAACACTGACCAATATGCGTTACCGCGAAGGTCGTACCAACATTATCGTTTTCCATCACATATTTTGCGTTGGGTTCTACGATAACAAGAACTTTAACTGTACCGCCAGCATTACCTGTAGCGGACAGAGTTGTACTGTGGTCTGAAGGATCGCTAGATGCCTTACCAACAACCTGTCCCAAAAGAGCAACGCCTGGAATAGATGCGCTTGTAACACGTCCACTTGATAGGTAAACGAAGTCACCATCAGTGACGGTTACGCCACTAGCCACAGGATACTCTTTAGTAACAGCGGTTGCGCCGCTTACAGCGGAACCAACATAAACTGCTTGTGCCATATATTTACACCTTTAGAGTTGAGTTTGTTAAAAAGCGTTAGTCAGATTTTATCTGGTCTAACAGTTGCTTCTCCGTCAATCCCATCTTCTTGCCAAAAGCAATTTGTTCCGCAGTAAGTTTTGCCTTATCTGTAGGAGCAGTCTTTTTAGCAGCTTTGGTTTTTGACTTTGACGCATTGTTTTTAGCCGCGTTTGCGAGTTTTTCCTTAGAATCATCAACCCCCAACATGCCCCATGCTTTTTTATAAGCAATCATTGGGTCAAGTATCTTGCCCTTTTTCCGCGCAGCAGCACCAACGATGGCTACGTTTTCCATGAACTCATCTGCCAATTCTTCATCTGACTCAAGGTCAGGATGACTACCTAAGAATGTATCAAGGTCTTTTTGAACCTTCTCTTCATAGTTTTGGCGAGCCATAGTAAGGGCTGGGTCAGCCGTTGGAAGCACAGAGCCTTCGCTCGTTGCATCCGTCAGCGCTTTCGCTAAATCAGGATTGTTAGCAACAGCAGCCGCGATAGCGTCTAGCCGTTCCTGCATATCCTTCTTTTCCTGCGCGAGTTTCTTACCCTCACGGCTGGATTTGCGATAAGCTTCTTCTAGGTTAGGAATGTACTCTTCTGGGGTGTCCCCAAGAATTGTGCTAAAAGCCTTTTTGAACTCAGACGCTTCTTCATCTTCTTCATCCTCATCGGAATCATCGTCAGAATCGTCATCTTCGCCCGACTCGGCATCAGCTCCTGAATCTTCTTGATCCTCGTTATCAACGATTTCGTCTTCTGTCGAAATATCTTCGCCAGTTTCTACGTCATCGACACTTGTATCAAGGTCTTCGTTTGTTGATGTATCCTTGTCTGCCATGATTTTTTAAATCCTTTCGGGTCGGACGCTTTCAGGTTTTACCCTTGCTGTTCCGATTTAATGTAATAAACGCATCACTACTCACAGGCATATAAGTAGTAATTGATTTATTTCATTATTTTGCGTCACGTTCCTTATTAGTTTTGCTTAAATTATCACTTAAAAAATGTGTAATTTGTAACAATTCGTTAGACCTACCTCTGTTCTCAACAGTAAAGTAATGGTCTGAAGAACTCTTCAGGACGATCTGCGCAATTTGCAATTGGCGCTGGCCGAATAGTTTTGTTAATGCTGGGCGTGCATCTGACTCCCATAGGTCTGCTAGGATAACTCTCTCTTGCGGTGTTAACTGCTTGCGCAGCGATTTCATCAAATCTTCATTCATAAGTGTTACCTCTGTGGTTAAATATACATAACTAATTTATTCATGCAACCATCATAGCGCCTCTTGCTGCGCATCCCTGTTCTCTGTGCCGCCTACTGTGCTCGGTTGGATATCAGCAACAGGCACCTCAGTAGAAGTAGCACCACCACCTACACCACCACCGCCAAGGCTCTCTGCGCCTGGGTCTTCAATGCCAGCATCTGCCTCAGCTATTGAACCAGTGGACGGGTTATTCTCGTGTTCGCCAAGCGCGTGATACTCAAATATCTTCTTGATGCCTGGCTCAAGCGCTTCAAAATCGCTAGAGTTCATGTAGTCAAGGTGAACGGCGGTGTGCTCTGCGGTAGCATTCTCTGTTGGGTCAAGCGGCGTACCAGCTGCCATAACCACGTTTTCGTGCATAGCGAGCTTCTGCCAGTCTTCCACCGTCTTACCGCTATCACGCATCCACGCCTTGGGGTCTTCTTCATTAATAATGAGGTAGCGCTTCGTGGCCTTAGTTGGGTCAATAACGGCCATAAGCTGTGGGTTCAATGCCAACATGTTAAACATCTCAGTGGTCTTTGCTTGCTTCAGCGGCTTAGATAGTACACCCTTGCCCTCAGCATCAATCGTGACATCCCATTGCTGCTCCATGAATGAAGCCATCTTCTTGTTTAATTTGAAGCTTGATTCACCATCAATATCATTGACCTTCAGCTGGGTCTTGCCAGTAGCTTGGTCTTTCACCACCTCAAAAGCTCTGCCCTCAACACGAATTGTGCGCAGCTTCTTCTTGGTTACGGCATCACCATTTTCGTCAATGATTTTCTCAACACGGCCAGCAGGATAAAAGAATTGGATATTGCTCCACTTGAGTTTACCGATACGGATAACTGTGTTCATCTCAGACAGCATATTAACCATGTTGATGCGGCGCTGTGAGGCTTCCTTCAAGATGGCGGCCTCAGTTGCGGTACCACCCATGTTGTTTCCTTGCAGACGGTCATCAATACCATGCGCCCTACGGATATCTTCTAGCAACATCTCTTCCGCGCGGTAATAGCTTACAGGGGTGTCACCGTATTCAAGCGGCATGATTACCTCATTAAGCCTCAGACCATTGGTATTAACGGGTATCAACCCATGAGGGCGAGAACGAGCATCCTCTTCATCGAGGTCAACCAAATCATTCACTAGGAACATTTTGTCGCCGTTCAGGTGCGCACGGTCTAAGTTCAGGTTACGCAGGGATTTGCGCTCTTCGCTAAGAGAGAAGATAACCTCTGGAATACCAAGGCCATACAATTGGCCAGGTACGTTGTAGTGAACATGAACACCAATTGGCAACTCTTTGTGCTTCGATGGCAGTGGTGACATCCGAATAAGCACGTTGTTGGCGAGAGCCTCATACGCATCAATTGAACGGTTATAGTAGTGGAGAATCTCAACCTCATCATCATCAACATCTTTTGGCCGCTCAAAGAATTTCACCGAATCATCAACCATGCCAGCCTTTGGAACCTTCTCGATATTCATGAAATCAGGGCGCAATTTATAAACGCGCTGGAACTCATCCCAGCTCATAATCTCACGGTGAACCATGTCTCTGAGGTCATTCTGGTCAGAAGCCCCAGGGTCTACAAAGATGAACTCATTGTCGACAAACTCGGTATAGGTATCATCAAAATCAGTAACAACCTTTTTCTCATACTTCAGGCTGCCGTCCTCATTCACCCCAACAAGGTCTTGCACTTCACGCTTATCAACACGATAGTATTCCATCACAAATGATGTACCACATATCGCCGCAGTTTGTTTTGCAAGGTAATCCTGGTAGTCGTACCCCGTAGTATTCATCGAGTGATTCAAGATAGCGTTGCCGAACACCTCAATAGATAGGTCAGACACCTCAACAGGCTTTAGAACAGGGCGGCTACGGCGTTCGATAGTTTCCTGCATATGGGTTTGAACCGCAGCGAAACCATCTGGTAGCGTCACATGCGCACGCCAGTCACCATCCTCACGATCCGCAGACCACTGCATGAACATCTTGATGCCACGCTCCCAGCGTGCCTCAGCTTCCTTGCGCTTCGGGTCATCACGCATAGCGCGGTAACGCTCCCAAACTCGCTGTCTGGCTTCGCGTTCTTTCTTGTTCTTTGGTTTGTAGTAGTCTGTCTGTTGCATATTATATTCCCGTTACAAGGCTTCTTGGTTTATCGCTCGTGCGTTTTGTGCGTTGTGGTGCTTCTCTATTCACTCGTTTTCCACTCGGCGGTGTTGCTATCTCCAAAATGGTTGCCAGCGCATCAATGATGTCATCATGGCTACCCTTCGGGAAGTGCAGTAGTTCATATTCAAGCTCATCAATTTGATTGGCTTCCTTCACATGATGCACGCGTCCAAACTCATAATAAGGAGCAAGCGCTTCAATGCGTGATTCTTTACTGGCAGTTCGGCTTTTAATTTCTACTACGGGCATCCAGATTCCTCTGCTTTTTTGCTCGTTGTTTAACATATACTGGATATTCTTTTGCGTGGCAATGGTCTCAAGCGCAATCCTGCGTGGTTGATACTTCAAATACCACTCAAACATTAACGTTATTATCTCGCTATAATTCATCTTGGCTCGGTGTATCTGCCTCACATATAACTCCTGTTGGTGGTCTATCCCAGCCAGCACAAATGCTGCGTAATCAGAGTAAGGGCCTTCCATAGATGGGTCTATGGCCATGAACCAGTTAATCGGCCTGTCCTTCGCCAAGCCCCAATCGGTATGCCTAAAATAGCTCTGCTTAAATGTAGCAGTCTCATCATCCACTGGGCTGTTCAAATACTGACAGGAGAAAATATAATTGCCCTGCCGCTGTTTCGTCTCTTCCAAAAACTCAACTGTTAAACGCTCAGGGAACAGCAATGACCCATCATCTTCAATCGCCTTCCTAATAATGATGTTGTACCTCGTGCGTTCATTCTCAAGCATATACTGGTAAAGGTCTTGGTAGTCCCACCTTGTCCCGATCACAATCATCGGGCAGCCTGGGTCTAGGAGCGAGAAACATAATTTGTAGTGTTCAATCACCTGTTCAATCTGTTCCTTGTTGGTGACATTCTTCTCAGAGTGCAAATCGTCAGCAATAATCAAATCAAAGTGCATACCGTTAATCGAACGGTCAATACCGCTACAAGAAATCGAAGGCTCCTTGCGCTTGTTCTTCCTACAGGCCAAATCCATCGCCGAATCAGTCCAACGGGTACTAGGGTTCTTCTTGCCGTCATCTGGGTAGACCCCATGGATGACCTTGAATATCTCACGGAACTTCTTATTGTCCTCTAAATGCCCCTTTATCTCAGACAAAAAGTTCTTGGCCTTGCCATACGTTTCAGAGTCTATCAGCACCCGTGCCTCAGAATCGTTAAGGATATACTGAAGAGTAAACCCAATCGTCACAATAGAACTCTTAAACGTACCACGTGGCATCTGCACCAAAAGCTTATTCCGATTCGGGTCAAACTGGTCAGATAACAACTCATCCTTCTTGCCGTTGGCCTTGTAGCGTGTCATCACCGTCACATTCGGCGCATCAGTCTCTCTGTTATAACCAGGCAACAACGGCCTGGTCATCTCACACAGCTCCCGATGGGTATGTTCAGTAATCAAACTTCTGTATATCGCAAAGCATTCCTTCACCA